AGGCCTAGGGCTGTAATGGAAATTACACTGTTTGAATTATTCGCCTATCTTATTGCCTGGACAATATTCTATTTTGCTTTTGCCTCGTACGTGGCTTCTTTGTCAAGAGATCGTTGGATAGAATGGGCCAAAAGTAAAGAAAGTGATGACGAACTTATAGAGATCCTTGAAGGTGTTATAGATGAAATCGACGACAGAGTCCACACAAAGCTTGAACAGTTCCAAAGTTCCTTCTTTGGTTCAATTGGTGCAGCTAGCAAAAAGATTGATGATGCTACAGGACAAACCACGATCAAAGCGATAACCAGGGAGAACCCGATCATGGGGTTTGTTGCGGATATGTTAATGAAACGCCAGGGGGTTGATGGCCTACTAAACGCCGTAAAAGGTGTAGAGGTAGGGTCTGATAAGCCCAAAACAGACCGAAAGCTAGGCTTGTGAAGCCCTAGAGCGGCCTAAACTCTCTTTTTATAGCCTACCCTACCCCACCACCTCCTCAACCCCCTCCCGTCCTTCTATCGGAAAGTGACTGTAAGGCCTAGATGGTAATCCAGTTTTGCTTAATTATTTTAGTTAAGATTCCCTGGCACTGATAACATACAGTTACTTCATTGTTGAACTTGTCAGTCTTTAGATGATCCTTTGACTGCAGACAGATGTTACACCTGCGCTTCACGGGAACAATACCTCTAACCAATACGCGCCTGTATCGAACCTGGTAAGCTGCCACTCTGATTTTTCATAGTGCTGCTTTAGTTCTTTAGAGAATGAATCTACCATTCCTTTATGTTTCTCTAATTGTTTCATTAGCTGTTTAGCACTCTGACACTTTGTCTGCCAGTTGCACTCTATGGTTTGCCCTTCAAGCTCTGCTTCTTTCTTATCCCTGTCCACTACGTTATCTGGTAGAGGAGGGAGGGTGTCGTAACTGGGATGGAAAGAGAGAGAGATCGGGAAAGATAACTTCTCTCCGTACAACTCTGTTTCAACCAGTTTGCCTGGTCCCGTGAATCGGAACTTGGCATGCAGACCAGGAGGTACTTCCCGCATAACGGGAAGGCTTCCAAAACTAAATTTGTCTTTGTTTGACTTCATTGTCTCACCAATTTACCTAAGGAATATAGACTTTAAAGGGGATGGTATACTCAAATAGTAGTAACGACATCTAAGTGTATGTCTTTACCTCTGGATCAAGTAAAACGACTTGTCGTTACTACACCCATTTATTTATTAAGGGTTACTCATTTCTGAGTATATGGTAGCAAGGCGACGTAAGCGTTCAAGACGTAGAGCTCCAAGGCAATTCGGAATCAATGTAATTGAAACTGGAGCTGCCCTGGCATTATTAGAACAAACTTCTGCAGGTTCAGCAATGAAATCATTTATTGCAGGAGATCTTAATACAGGATTAACGACTTTATCAAAGTCTGCAAAGTCAAATAAACAAGCAATCACCAAGACTTTAATCGGTGCATTCTTGGCAAAAGCTGCAGTTAAATCATTTTCACGGGGTTCGCCAGTATTGGCTTCCCTTGGACCAATTAAAGTGAGGGCGTAAACAATGGCAATAGTAGTAACACGTACGGAAGCAGCGTTGAGCGCAACGACTAGTTTCCAAAGCATGAACAATCAGTTCGCATCTTCAGGACTTTCCCTGGTTGTGCCTTCTGGAGTTTCGCAGATCTCTTCCATATCGATGGGAGTTAGTAGCGTAGGAACTGGAGCAGACTTCTGTTCAGGATTCAAATTAACAGGAACGGCACTCCAAGAAGGAGATGCTACGTTTATGGGTCCAGCAATTGCACAAGCTGCAAGTGGTGGTACTGGAGTAGCAAACTGTGTAGTTCAAGAAAAAACTGCACTGGGTGTAACATCTGGTAATACTTTGGATATCCAGGTAGCTGTAACAACTGCAGCAACTATTGATTCTAGCTGCACGATCACATTCGAGTAAAAATGCCCGAGGGCATTCCGTATGCAAGTAGTAATGTTGTAGCGGGTACAGGTCCAACGTTTCAATATATCGGTAATCGGATCTTTGGTTATTCTGGATCTATTGGAATAGGACAACCCGAGAAAACATTATTTGAGGATAAAGTAGGAAGTAGATATGCTATTGTTAAAATTCAATTTAACTATATAGAAAATTCTACTGATGATGTAGAGTACTTCGCTTATATCAATGATGTATTAGTTCAGGGTTATATTGTATCAGGAGACATTCTTTATACAGATCCTGACCATCATATTGAATTGTTAATCCCACCTTTCAATACTTTAAAACTAAGTGCTTTCAATCATGGTTCAGGTACTGAAAGAGATCAGATAGTAAGTGTAGTTGGGAAACTGTACAAATGACACTTTCGACGGGGCCTACTCTAAACTTCTTTGGAGATCATGTCTTTGCCTGGAGCGGACAAGAAGATCTAACTGCAGGAGTCACAACTCTTTTAGACTTTATCTCACCAAATCGTTTTTACAGCGTTGTCACTAACGTCTCTTTCGATTATAGCGGATGTTCTGCAGGTGATGCTCTGTCCTGGTCTATCCAGGGAAACGGAGAGGCGCTGCATGTCGCTAAGTTCCTGATCATCAATGCCGGAGTAGGGCCCCAATTCCCTAATCTATACTATACGATCCCACCAAACACAGGGATGAAAGTCCAGGCAACAGGTCCAACAGGTAAAATGACAGTAGTTATCGAAGGGAAGCAGGTAAGTTAATGCCCACAAAGAAAGAACGTGAATATTACCAGTTAGGCTTTAGAGATGGTATGTTTGCTGGTAGAAGTCCTGAAGGTATGGATTATAGCCGTGACCCTTATGGTGTACCAAAAGCACCTACACGTAAACCTAAGCGTAAACTATCAGCCTGGAATAAGTTTGTTAAGGCTAACAGTAACAAACCGCGCTTTCGGTACGCAAGATCCAATAAGATCAACCTAAAGAAAATGGCTGTAGCATTTCGTAAAACACCAGCTGGTAAAAAGAAGAGGCGATAATGGCTTACGAAGCAGTACCTGATGACGTAGAGATTCAAAAATTGACAGCTCTAGAGCGTGATGCTTTATCCAGGTATAAGATCCATGAGAATATTAATGTATTTTTAGCGAATGAAAACGTCCCTGTTGTTATTGGTGGATTTATTGCTGGTTATTTTGGTGTTAAATTGGCAGAAGATATTATCGTAGATTTAGAAAATAGACTTGGTAAATTAAGTGATGATGTCAAACAAGGAATAAAGGACACTGTGAGTGTAAAACTTCCGACATTCGGAGCACCTGCACCAGTTCAACCAACAATAAGCGATCTTATCACGTATATCAAAGCGGAGATTGGCTAATGGACTTAGGATCATTGATTGCATTAATGAAATTAGTCCAGGACGCAGAGATCGCTAAACCGAAAAGAGATCTCTATGCCAAAGAGACCGCACTATACCGAGCTGAACAAGGCCTAGGGCTGTAATGGAAATTACACTGTTTGAATTATTCGCCTATCTTATTGCCTGGACAATATTCTATTTTGCTTTTGCCTCGTACGTGGCTTCTTTGTCAAGAGATCGTTGGATAGAATGGGCCAAAAGTAAAGAAAGT